TGCAATTAGCGGAACAACTATTGCATTTAATTTACAAAGTGTTTCAGCAAGTCATCCATTCCAAATTCAAAACGCAGCAGGTACAGCATACGATACAGGACTAGTACATGTAACAGATACTGGAACAGTAACTACAGGTTCTAGTGCAAATGCAAGAACTGGTGGAATATTATATTGGAAAGTTCCTGCAGATATATCAGGTGGTTACAGATATCAGTGTACTAACCACGGTGCTATGGTAGGTTCAATTAATATTAAGAGTTTTGCTACAATCTAGCATTTAAGATCTTTCAATCTTTTATCAAGCGTTTTTCTAACAACAGCAATATCATTGCGTTGGTCAGTTGCCTGTGACATAGCCTTTGCGTCAAATGCAAGATTAGCGTGTACTTCATCTAACTTTTTTACTACATCGAGAAGCTTTTCAAGAAGTCCGTTACACTGTGCTTTTTCTACGTCATCAGATACGTTTTTAATTCTTTCATGAAAGTTTTTAACGTCTTTAATAAATCTTGGTTCTTCAGATAGTATTAACATCTTTGTTTAACTCCAATACAGTTTCTATTTTTGTTCTTATTAGATTATTATTTAACGTGTTTCGAAGACCTGTGTGTAAGTTCTTGGGTAAGAAATTCATATCACACCAACTAATTGTATTTGCTTTTGTAGTTAAAAATTCTTCGTTTACTAAACAAATATAGGTTCCGTATTCAAATCCTTTATCTAGACTCAAATATAATTCAATAGGAACAATTTTACCTTTTGAAAAGTCTTGTTGTAATTCTAAACTGTCATTAATTACAGAAGTCTTTTTTGAAAACGTAGGAACAGTCCACTTTTCATTCTCAAGTATTAACAGTATTCTCTGAGTATCTAATGATAGGTATAATATTCCAGCTCTCTTTTGCATTAAAATACTTATGCTGGATTAGGGTCAATTCTCCAATAACCTGGCCCGTATTCACCTTCGAAAGACTTGAGCCATTCAGTGCCTGTCCATTTATATTGGATACCTGTTTTTAAGTTTTGGAAATATGTTGGATTTGCTAGTGTGTTTGGATCTGCTAATGTAATCCAGTTTGTACCATTCCATTCAATAATAGCATTGGCTACAATAATAGGATCTTCACCTGTTGTTCCTTTCCATGCATCAGGACCATCATACGCTTCATTGTATGGAGTTTCTCTATAACTTTGTCCAACGTTATCACTATCGTTAATATTATCAAGAACTAGATATCTTGTACCTAGTGGTATTGCTGATAAACTTCCCCATTTCTCAACAGGATTAAATTTGTAAGGATCAATGATAGCATCAACTGTAGCACGAGCAGCAACACCATTTACAGTAGATTCAATTGTTGTGTTACTAGGAATGGTATCTTGATCGAATGTTATTAATAATACTTTAGGATTAGAAGGGTTGACAGCATATGTTCCAACCATTTCATATCCTGTAGGCTGCCTGAAATATATTTTTGCGCCTGCTTTAAAACCACCTAGTCTATCTAATACACCATTCCAATCAATTTGTGTAGTTTTACTTTTTTGTTCTTTAACATCAATTCCTAAAGCATTTACTGCTTCATCATCGTCTACAATAGTTAAGTCATAATCGAATGATTGATTATTATTTGATTTAAACAATAACACACCGTAACGTGCATTCATGTATTGAGTAGATTGTGCTGTTGTAGCATCATAAACTAAGTCACTTAAATTTGCTACATCTCCTGTTTCTGTAAATATGTTTGCAATAACGCTTCTAACAACACCAAGTTTTTTAACTTTAGTTGGCGGTGAAATATATATCGGCATTGTAAACTCTAACGTGCATACATCAATCTCATCGTCAATGCCTGTAGGTATAGCACGTGATGTAAACTGAGTTGATTCTAAATTAATTACACTTAAACTTGTCCAATCAATATAGTTGTCTGTTGTTTGAATAGACATAGCTGGATTAAACAACACTAAAATTTGTTCTAATATTTGTAATTTTTGATCTGTGTTAGAAGTCCAAATATCTGCTTTCATGGTTAAGATAAAAGGAGTAGGCATAAGTCTTTCAACAGTATATGCATTTCCTTGAGCACCTGTGTAATTAGGCTCGCCTGTAGATTCATCAAATGTAAAGTCTCTTTCTCTAACACTCATTTTACTAATGAATGAAGGATCAGCTAATCTATCTCTATCAATTTGTAGTCCTGAAATATAACAAGCCATTCTAGGAACAGTAGGTAACTTGTTCTCAGAATTTTCTCTGATAATTGAAGCAACCTGTCTTGAAAGGTCTCCGTACATAACAGGTATAGTTTGTTGAGTCTTATCACCAGCTTCATATTTAAAACCAATGAATGCTCTCATAAACTGTGTTACGTATCTTCTTATCTGTCCATCGTAAAAGAAATCCATTAATCGTCTGCCTTCGGTCTAAGTGCTTTACTCAAGCTCTGTTTTTCTGAAACTTGTTTACCACCAATATTATTAACTGTTGTATTGTTAATAAACGAATCTTTACCTTTACTTATTGCAGCATCATGTCCTGCAAAATCTTTACCTGCACCTACTTGACTTGGTCCTAAATTACTTCTAGTCATTCTTACATCATCTTCAGTTTTTCTCCAACGCACTCCGTCAAATCTAAACAAGCGTGTAGGTTTGTAATCAGTACGTAAGTGAAACTGTCCTTCAATAGGATTGAGAGGAAATGCTATACCTTGTGTAAACGGTGCACCATTTTCTGGTAACCCGTCACCGATTAGATAACCTTTATATGCATTACCTTCTGGTGTTTGGTATGCAGTGTCAGCAGTAACAGACATATAAACTTCGTTACCTTTGTCATCAAGTAATGTATTACCATCTTTGTCTGTACTAGGAATTAGTAAGTCATCACTATCAGCTGTAACAAGTTCTGTGTTACCTTGATTGTCAGTTTGCATAGTATAGAATCTACTAGTGTCATACCCGCCTTGTGGTGAATCTGCTTCAGCTTGATCAAGTACTGCCTGTGTAACTTGCATTTCTTTTTCATACGTACTCATAATATCTTTGAGTGTATCTGCAAGTTTATAATAAGTTGAGTTAGGTGGTTCAACACCTGTGACTTCTGATATAACTTGATACTTTTCACCATTAGGAGCAATAACTATATCTCCTGGGAAGTAAGTTGACTCTGCGTTCCACGTACCTTTTAATGAATCTTTATCTGCAATGCCATCTAAAATCTGTTTGAATTCTTGTGAATCTACTAATGGTTTACACTTTGCTCTATACAAGTGTGGATACCATGTATTTGAAAATCCTTCTGCTGCACGATTAACATCTTCAATTACATAAAAACGTTTTAGTGCATAATTTAAATCATTAAGAGCATGTTCATCATCTAAGTGAGGCAATTCAATAACATCGCCTGACATGATTTTTCTGCCTAATTTTTCAACAGTATCATTAATATGAAATGTAATAAACACTGTATCATTTTGTAGGAATAAACCAAATTGACTTAGGTTAAAGTCAATGTCTTGTACATTATATACACCACGTAATCTATACACATCTGGATCATATTTGCGATCTCTGTTTTCTAAGAACAGCATATCCTGAATATTTGTAGGATCATCTGTGCTATATGTTGGTGTAGTTGCTGTTTTTTCCTGTGAATTTCCGGGGCCTACATACTTGTGTACAAGCACATCAGTACCGCCAACTTGAAACATCTCCCAGACGGTTTTGTCCTGGAATTTGTAATCGTTCCCTTTTTCGGGTCTGTATAAACTGAGTCTTGGCATTGTATAACTATTTACCTAAAGTAGCGAAAGGCATAAATACTTATATGAGCCAGATAGAAACATCAAAACAAGAAGTATTCGACTATTGCAAAGCAATGCTAGGCGACGGAATGATCGATGTAGAACTAGATCCTATTCATTACGAAACAGGTTTAAAACGTGCTATGGGTGTTTTTAGACAACGTAGCGATAACGCAGTTGAAGAAAGTTATATAACACTTACTTTAGAAAAAGACAAAAACGACTATATCTTACCACATGAGATACAGCAAGTAAGACAAATATACAGAAGAAGTGTAGGTAGTAGAACAGGTAACGGTACAGGTGGTACAGTGTTTGAACCTTTCAACTTAGCATACACTAATACATATTTGTTAAGTTCGACTAACATGGGCGGACTTGCAACATACGAACTATTTGCACAGTATCAAGAACTTGTTGGAAAGATGTTTGGTTCGTTTATCAACTTTACTTGGAATCCTCAAAGTAAAAAGTTAATTATTATGCAACGTCCAAGAGGTGAAGAACAAGTACTTCTTTGGGCATACAATGAAAAGCCTGACTATACAATTTTACAAGATGTATATGCAGGACAGTGGATTAAAGATTATACACTTGCTAACTGTAAAGTTATGCTAGGACAAGCAAGAGAAAAATTTGCAAGTATTGCAGGTCCACAAGGTGGTACAGCTCTAAACGGACCTTCATTAAAAGCAGAAGGCACAGCAGATTTAGAAAGACTAACAATGGAACTTACAACACAGGTTCCAGGTGGTAGTGGATATAGTTGGATTATAGGATAATGAAAGCAGACGAGTTTATGTGGGAAGGCGAAGAACTATACGACGGTATGGTTTGGGGCAGAGGCAAGTCCACTGCAAGAGGCGGAACAGTTAAAATGAAGTTTCGTTGTCCATCAGGTCCACGCAAAAGTAGACAAGTATCACACCCGTCCAAATGTTGGGATCATCCTAACATTGCACAAGCACAACGTATGAAAACTACTCGTGCTAGAACTGGCCCTCAACAGGCTAGACGTCAATCACGTACCAAAAATATTAATACAGCAACTCGTTTGGTAAGAAGACTTAATAAATTCAAATAAAGTACTTGACATTGTAAATTAATCCTAGTATACTATACAGTATATTAACTAGGAGAATTATTTGTGATTATTGGTGTATGTGGTTTTATTGGTAGCGGCAAAGACACTGTTGCTGATTATCTTGTTAACTTCCATGAATTTAGAAGAGAAAGTTTTGCTGACACATTGAAAGATGCAGTCGCAGCAGTATTTGGTTGGGACAGAACTTTACTTGAAGGCAGAACAAAAGAAGCACGTGAATGGCGTGAAGAAGTAGATCATTGGTGGGCAGAAAGACTTGGAATGCCAACGCTAACACCAAGATGGGTACTACAATATTGGGGTACTGAAGTTTGCCGTAAAAGTTTCCATGACGATATATGGATCGCTAGTTTAGAGAACAAAATACGTAATTCTAAAGACGATATTATCGTAAGTGATGTACGTTTTCCTAATGAAGTAAAAGCAATTAAGAATCAACAAGGCAAGATGATTTGGGTACAACGTGGACGTTTACCTAAGTGGTATGATGTAGCACTTGATGCAAACGCAGGTAGTAATGTAGCAATCAATGAGCTAAAGATACAGAACATACATGCTTCAGAATGGGCTTGGGTTGGTACTAAATTTGATCATACTATTCATAATGATATGAACATTGATGACTTATATAGCGAAGTTAAGTCGCTAGTAATCAGCAGTTAAGTCTCCCTGTTTCCACTTAATACCTTCTTTAGATAGTACAGATATACAATTAGCACAAACAGTTTTTAAATTGCTATGTCTACAATTATCTAAATTTCCGTCTAAATGTAATACTCTAAATACTTCTGGATGCGGTGATTTAAATCCGCATTTGTCACATGATGTTTTTTGTTTGTAGCCCGCACGAGCCC